AGCAAGGAGGTGCGGCTGAAGCTAATCTCCATGCACAAAAAGCGCAAGTATGTGGTGGCCTTGGTGTCGGCTCAGGAGATGCTCGTGGTGGGTAACCATAGGGAGCCCTTTAGCCTTACTATAGATGACAACATCGTAGACAATGGCTCGGGGAAGGATCTCTTTACCATTAGCCTGACGGGGCAAACGATCATCTTCCCTACTCTGGGTAAAATAACCGAGAAGTTCCGAGTATTATTGTTCTTGCCACCAACCAATTAAGGAAAGAGGGAATTAATCATTGTTGGCATTAATCATTATAAAAGCTGTCCTTTGGGGTGTGTAAGGGGTATATTACCTTTGCCGTAAATAAATACTAACCACAAATCTCTAACAACTTAAAAAATGATCCTATCAATAGAAAAAGAATACCTATTTTCCATCATTCCTGCGCTTGTAAAGGGTTTTAAGGACAATACTTTTGCGGCATCGGAGAAACTGGAGGCGGATTATGAGGCTAAGCTGGAGGTACAGGCGCGTAGTGGGAGTGCCAGCGGGCGGGATACTTTCCCCGTGGTGGTGGATATATATGGGGCGATCGTCAAGCATACGTCCTACGACTATATAGGTACTCAGAGCTATGGGCGCTACCTTCGGCAGTTGGACGCACACCCAAGCGTCTCGGCTATCATCTTGGATATAAACAGCGGCGGGGGTATGGTCTCAGGAACAGCGGAGCTTGCCCACATCATCAGGGGGATAGAAAAGCCAATCGTAGCCTATACCAATGGGTATATGTGTAGTGCGGCTTATTGGATTGCAGCAGCCTGCGATAAGGTAGTGAGTAGCCCCTTTGCCGATGCGATAGGAAGCATTGGCACTATGCTACATACGCAAGACTACTCGCAGATGTTTGAGAAGTGGGGTGCCAAGATCTATGAAGTGTATGCCCCTGAGAGCAGCGAGAAGAACAAGCTATGGCGAGACTTGGTCGCAGGAGATGACACCTTGGCCAAGGAGCGCCTCAGCGAGCTGGCTAAGGGCTTTATTAGCACCGTGCAGGCGTACCGAGCAGACATCAAGGACGACGGGCGTGTATTCAAGGGGGCTGTATATACCCCTAAGGGTGCGCTGGAGGTAGGCCTTGTAGATGAAATAATGAGTTTGGAAACCTTAATAAAAGAAATATGAAATACGTATTGTTATCGGCGCTCTTAGGGAGTGCCTTAGAGGAAAAAAAGCCGCTCTTTGGAGGTGAGGCCTATGTGAGCCTTACCGCTTCGCAGCTGGAAAAGGTGGAGGCAGCCCTTGCAGAGAAGAAAGAAGCTGCGACCGCGGAGCAAGTGGCCGCCCTTGAGCAGGAGATTGCCACGCTGAATGCTGAAAAAGAAAAAGTCGCCACAGAAGGCAAGGCGCTGAGTGAAGCCCTTGGCGAGGCAATGGTGCTTAACAGCTTAAAGAGTCAAGGGGACGCGATTGCTGACATTGCTACCCTTGGTAAGACTTGCAAGGAGTATGGGGAGAAACGCCCAGTACATACCCAGCCGAGTAATGATGGTCGCGAACAACAGAGCGGGGACGAAGTAGTGCGAATGGAAGATGCACACAATCAGCTGTAAGAACAATTTAGAATAACAACTTAAAAGTAAGAATATGGCAAGAAATATTGACATTGAACAAATCAAAAATGAGTTGGTTCGTTATGGAAAGAAAAATCCTTTTGAGCTACAAGCGGCGATTCTCTCAGATAAGATCCTACTGAACCAATTTGCTAAGACCTTGCCGAAGGTCAAAGGGGAGTATCATATCCCTTATGTGCTAATGACGAACGTGGTGCAAGCCTTTTCGGACACTTGGACTCCGTATGGTAAGGTTTCTTTTGGCAAGAAATTGCTGAAGAACTTCCAACAGAAAATGAACTTTCAGATCAACCCATACGAGGTGTATGACAGCTGGGTAGAAGAACTATACGAAGAGGAGAAGAAACCCAATGAAATGCCTATCAGCAAGTACATCATGCGTATGGCGCAGGATAAGATCATCTCCGACTTGAATGTGGTTTCAGTTGTAGGGAAGTACGATTCTACTCAGGTAGGAAGCACTACTCCTGACTACACCAAGACCATGGATGGAATCAATGAGGTAGTTACCAGAGCCGTGGCGGATACAGAAAACCCCGTTTTCTTAATCCCCGTGGATTCCTCCGCTACTATAGTGGATAGGGTAACGAAGTTTGAAAAAGGGTTGCCTGACCAAGGGAAAGTAAGCACTATCTTCCTCTCCTTGGAAGAGTTCAACGACTATGTAGAGGCACGTGAGACCCCAGCCAACCAGTACATAGACTTCAAGGATCCACAGCGCGGCAAGACGAAGTACGGCCGTACCATAGTGGGAGTACCAGGATTGAAGAAAGGGCGTATCATAGCGTGGTACGATGGGAACTTCTTCCGCTTGTACGATCGCAAAGACAATCCCGCACTATTGGACGATGTGCAAGTGCAGGACTATGTAGTGAAGCTCTTCTCTCAGTGGCACTTGGGCTACGATTTTGCGGTGAACCAGTACCTATTCGTAGAGACTGCCGATGCCAGCAAGCACAGAGGATTGAACAATGATTCACAAAACAAGCTGTTCTATCCAAACCTTTTTTTATAATTAAATAGATAATATATGGCAAAAGATAATAATGATAACAGAGAACTGACCCTTGAGGAGCGCGAGGCGCTCCTTGAGGATCGCTCTTCGGAGCTGAGAGCTCGTGAAGCGGCCGCAGATAGCAAGGAATCGGATCTGAACGACCTTGCCGTGGAGCTTGACCAAAGGGAAAAAGCCCTTAACCAAAGAGAGCAAGCCCTTGACGAAAGGGAAAAAGCGCTTACAAAGTTAGAAGCTACTTTGGAGGCTGCGGGAGGCAAAAGGGTATTGCAGGTAGAGGAAAAGAGAGAAGGACATGCCTTTTCTTTTCGTGGAAAGCAGTACCAGTTTGCAGACGATGCGCCCTTGCAGATCCTATTCGGTGGGGAGCGCTACACTCAGGAAGAGTTGGCCGCAGACGAGGAAGCACTCGTGCAACTCATAGGCGGGGGAAGCGCTCTTATTGTAAAGAGTGAAGAGTAAAAACAAATAACGAATAAACTTAAAAGATAAAAGAAATGGCAACAAATTGTTTTGATAATGCTCCGTTTGAGAGCTTGGATAGCTGTCCTAACGACGAGGTGAGCGGGGGTATCAGTACGCGTGTGCTATATGCCCCTACAGCCTTCCTCGACAAGTGTGTCCTCCCTCCTAATACGGGGGAGCTGGGCAAGGCTAACACCATAGAGGAAGGAAACCTAACCCTTGTCACTGGGAAGACATGGAAGGGGATAGACCTACAGATCAACGAGAACGAACTAAAGATGAGCCTTGTGGGCAACGCGGGGAACAAGAAGGCAAAGACAGACCTTGAGGCAAAGATTCCACGCTTTTCGGACAAGGTGCTCGACTTTATCGGGCGCTACAAGAACGTGCCTATGACCTTTATTGTGCCTGATGCTGTAGGTACTTTGTGGGTAGTGGGAACAAAGATTAACCCTGCCTTTATGGATTCTGCTGATGCTACTACAGGCAAGAAAGCCGAAGACGATTCAGGGGTAACACTGAAGATCACCACCAACTCCAAGTTGTACAAGTATGCAGGAAGCATTGCTGAGGCATAATGATTAACGATTAATGCTCAATGATTAATGGCAAAGGATCAAGAAAATAAGAACATGGCGACTACTTCCCCCTTAGAACAGGGGGAGGTAAAGCGCCTAAAGCCTAATCTGGAAGAGTGCTTCGAGGTGCTGCTCCCTGGAGGGCGTGTATACTACACTGGAGAGAAGGAAGTACAAGCAGGGTTACAGATCGTAGACCTCTCACGGGTGCCGTACAATGCCTTGGTACTATACATCACGGGGTTTAAGTACTTGGCACTGAAAGAGGGGGCTGTGGCGCTCTTCTCGGAGCTGGGCACAGCGACCCTTGAGAAGCTCATCGCCCAGAAGCGGGAGCACTACCCTAAGGATGTGCCGTACTTGGAGCGAGCGCTGGAGATGAAAAGAGGAGTGGCTAATGATTAATGTTCAATGATTAATGACTAACCACTGATAACTGCTCACTGATAACTGACATTATGGATTATAAAGCTCAATATAGGGAATTGGTTAATGATTTGGAACGCCTTGGAGGAGATCTTCGAGGCGTTCCTCGCTACTATTCCTTAGAAGCAGAGGCAAAGGTAAGGCGACTTATCAAAGAGCGATCCGCTCAGCCCACTTGTGCGCCTGAGTCACAAGTCACCCCCACAAGTGGGGAGCCTCCACAAAAAAGCGAGGAGCCAGCAAAAAAAACGGATTGGATTGCCGATTATCCTGTGGCGCTACATGGGGTGTATAGGGCTAAGCAAGAGGCGTGGCTCCGTGCCTGTTCGCTGAAGCTCTCCCTGAACCAAGTGCCTATGGAGGACGAAGTCAAAGCCTGCGAGATACAGCGGCAGCTCTGGCAGCTCTTCGAGACGATGGACAATTGTGATGTGATGCTACAATATTGGCGTGATCATAAGAAGATCCTTGAGCCAGTACAAGAGGATTACAGCCGCCTTACCCCTATGGAGCTTATACAGCGCCGCAACACATTGCGCAGTAATATCGTATCACGAGAAAAGAGCTTGGCCAAGTGGGAGGAACAAGCAAAGAGTGAAGAGGGCATGACCGTGAGGAGCTTATGGGTGCTCAATGAGAAGATCGCCAGAAAGCGCGAGGAAGTGGAACAAATGAAACTACAAGTGAAGGAAATAGAGAAGTTAATGATTAATGCCAGCAATGAT